TAACCATTTACGAATAGAATTATCACTAACTCCATATTTTTTACCTACAGCAAGATAAGAACTTTCTTTTACTTCTTGTAATAATTGTTCTTTAGAAGGTCTTTCAACTCTTCTTTGAGATTTTGAATGACATAAAAAGCAAAGACCAGTTTTGGATTTTCTTTTTAATTCAACTTTACAAGAAGAGCAATTATAAACTTTTTTAATTTTTTCTATTTGATTTTTATTTTTTAATGTTTGTGAATTTTTACTTCTTTTATTTTTACCACGATATGTTGGGGTTTTAGCGTGACAATTTGGGCATAAGATTTTTAAATTTTCTAATGTATTATTATAATGGTCCCCATCAATATGATCTAATTCTAAGGGAATAGGATCTCCCAACCATTCTTTCAATCCACAGCATTCACATTTATATTCCTTTATTCCTTCACTTATTAATCTTTTTCTAAGTTTATTTGAACTATATTCATAATCTTTAACCAATATCTCACTTAATGGAATAGTATTAAAGTTATGTGTTTTTCCTTTTAAATGACCTTGACCAGTAAAGTGAGAAGTATCTACCGCATAAAGATTTTCAAATTTTTTAAATACTCTGTAATTACCTCCTCTTGGAGATACACCAAGTTTAGTAAGTGCCTGAGCAATAGAATAACTTCCTTGAACAGCTTTTTTAAATTCTTCTATTGTATATGAATGTTTCATACCGATAAACGCATTATATAGTTATTTATATAAGTTTATCGGTTCATACCCGTAAGTGGATTCGAACCACCGCTTGAGAGATTTTCTTACCACTATAATTTTCATTACCCTTTCGGTTTGTGGTCTGGACTATACCTTCACCATACCTTTCGGTTTAGGTGTTCCCCGTCTAGTCTCTACACCTTCATCTTGTGATGCTTGGCTCGGTATTGCCATTTTACAGGTTTCACCGAATTTGAGGAATTACACTCATAAAGTTTCCTAAATGAGGCTCAATTTTCATAAGTCTCTTGCCTCTTCCGCTGGGCTATACGGGCGTATGTAAGACCATTATAATATAATAGTCAAGTGCTCGTTGTCGGTTCTGCCCCGACCTTCGGCGCTTTATGAGAACGCTGCATTCCTAGATTGCTAAACGAGCAAATACGAGTGGGCGGTTACGATCCGCCTCAAAGGCCCTAATCTGGGGCAAAGAGTTTATAAGACTCCCCTGACTACCAAGTCTCACTCGCATAAAAGTTGCCTTGAAGCAACTTATAAGACTCATAGGTTGCCTTGACTCAACAACCTTCTTCGTGGTCTGTGTGTATTCGTATAAGAAGGTCGTCATCTTCCATGTACTCACCATAAGGAATTAACATAGCATCTCCGTTTTCGCTTTTAATTAAGAAGGACTCGCCATTCTCTACTCTTTCTAGTAGATTATCGAAGTCTTCTTGAAATTCTTCTACCGTAAACATTTCCATTTGTCAAAGAGGACTAGTATATGCTAGGCAATCATCACTTACCTGATTGCGAACAACTTCCAGTACATTCATAAACTGGTTCATACTTTGACACTCAACGGTTCGTTCGCCACCTTCACTTGAATAAAGATAAAACTTACGAGCGAGAGTATCAACAACACAGCGGGTCAGGACTTCTTCAGCGGGCATCGGGAGCGGTTTTTTTGATTACCTTGGTATTATAGGGCATTCTGGGGCAGGTGTCAAGGGGATGGGATGCTTAAACTGTAAATATCATTAAGATGCCCAGCCGTCAATATATTATTAAACTCTTCCACATCATCATTAGTGAAAGTGCCGGTGCCGAAAATGGCACTCATACTGGATTGAATGGCAACAGTATTGGGGCGACCTGCTTTTGCGTCACCAATTAAAGCGATAAACTCGGTCGCAAGAGTATTCATCGGCAAACTGGTGAAACTCTGTGTGCGAATGGAGGCATATACGCTACTGAATAGTAATGTATCCCAGAAAGAGAGGTAGTTTGGTGGTGGAGGTGGTGGAGGTGGTGCAGGTAAAGGAGTGTTGCCCTCATCGAGCCAGTCTAAATATTCCCTGTAGTCTCGATTGCGGGGGTCATTAGGGATGAACGCACAATCAGAGAGGCGCTTGATATTGGTGCTTGTGGTTAGTTGATACATGGCTGATTACAGTTCGGCGGTGGCAGTAAGACTCTGAAGTTGAGCAGCAAGATTTCCCCAACTTTGCAAAGCTATAGTTACTCCATCTGTAGTAACTGAGTCAAAAGTTACAGAAGGAGTTCCACTACTACTTACAGTTGCCGTGCATGTAGGAACTATCCGCATAGATTGCTTGAACATAACGTTACATTTTCCATTTGGATCGTTCGTGGATGCCGGAAAGAACCAATACCCCTGTCCAGACGCCGAATAATAATACCTTTCACATAATTTACGTTCTATTGTTCTTGGACGCAGTTCAAAAGATGACGCAACCGGACCCGGCTCCAATTGTATTTGAGCGATGTCATAATACCCATTCGCAATAAAACTATTATTCATATTTTGCATTTCCGTCAAGGTCTGTTCCGTACCTTCAAATCCTGAAGGACGAGAACCTGAATAAGCATTACCATGTCTTCTCCATTCACTCAAAGACCATGCTGGTTTTATATCAATTTGGAAGAGCCAATCAACTAATGGAAGAGTTGCAGACTCTCCGATTGGAGTATATGTTGGATTAGTTAAACTTACATCAACTGTACTAGGATTATATCCGGCAGCAATCACCTGCGAATATGTTGGCATAGTATAAGTATGAGTGAACTTTTGCCAAGTCGTCGTAAGATCAAATGTTTTACATATCGTAGGAGTCCAAACTGGAGATGTTAAAGAGTGTATTTGTTGTTCTGAAAGTATTTTTGTAGAAGTCGATGCCCGGGCCCAGAATGAAAGAGTTAATGTTTTCCCTAGCACAGAAAACGCATTTTCAATTCCTTGAATTGCCAATACTGAAGATGCGGCATCATTCACTAAAGTATTGAGATTTGTACCAAAATTAACATTAGTATGAGTTAATCTTTGATAATAAGATGCGTTAAAATAAGAAAATTCAGTTGAAGTACAATTTCGTTGTGAGACTGTGAATGATCCAGATGGTGAGTATGCTGGTGCTGATGGATTTATACCAGAAGCCCATCTATCAGCTACACGGAAGGGTCCAACTACTCCCACAGTGCCAGTAGTTGTAGTACCTCGTTGCCAGATATCAAAGTTTCCGTTTATGGCTAAGTTACGAAATCCTGCTAATGGTCCGCCATTAAGAGAAATCGAATCAATACTAGTTGTTGCTCCAATACCAAATCTTGCGGATTCATTCGCAATTGCCAATAAAGTGTTTGGTCCCTGAGCGGTAGCGTCATCAATATAATAATAATTTTTTGCCATTAAAATTTCCTCCTACTTATTAATACTGTAAATTGTATTATCGCCTGGATAATCATTAATTGAAGTTCCCTCATATTCAACGATTAATTTTTCACCGTCTATTCTTTCGGCACAAATGTAATAAAAACAGTCAATTGGCAAACCTTCTTTAGACTGTAAATATACTTTATCTTCATTCCATGTATTTACAATCACATCTTGATGAGATCCTATAGAAGTTAAATTTACAGTAATACTATCAATATCCACAAGATCTTTCCAATAATTAGGCAAATCAATTTCAGTTTTATTTTTGATTCTTCCTCTAAAGTAAACTCCAGATTCAGGACCCTCTAAGCAAACATGGCGAAGTCTCCATCCTTTTTTATTTGGATGAGGAATATCAAAAGGTTTTCTTGAGGTTAGAGTAGTACCACTAGCTGTAACTTGTGTTTGCGAAACAATTTGCCCGTCTGCGTTAATATTTCCATCCACACTAATATCACCACTTACATTAGTATCCCCCTCTACATTAACATCTATTTTAACATTCACACTCTTCTTAACATTCACATTACCATCAGTATTAATATCAGGAGTAATGAGTTCTTTTGGATTTTTGATTACATTCAGAGTTCCATAAAGATTAGAAGCGGCACCATTTCCGGGATAAACTTCAAGACCCTGCCAGCAAACTGGAGGTTGATTAAAGTTTATTGAATTATCTAGATATGTCTTGTCTGCCATATGACTATGCTATCGCCCCGTATTGAACCGTACCACCGGCATGGAAAGTGTTTGCAATATTATCGGCACCGCAGGGAGAATTGGCAGGAAATATTTTTTCTCCGGTAGAGGTTCCTTTAGGAGCAAGATTACCAGTCTTTGCTACACAATCTGCCTGATTTGATTGAATTACAAAACGAGAACCGGCCTTAATATTTACATTTCTACCTGCGGTCAAATTAATATTTTCATCGGCATCAATAATGATATTTTTTCCTCGGATTTTGATATTACCATTTTTTTCTGCCGTGATTGTTATATCGCCATTCTTACCGGTAATTAGAATATCCACTCCTCCGCCAGAATTTTTTTGCCCTGCAGTAATTTGAATTGAGCGATCATTAGAAATCTTAAACGTTCCACTGCCATCACTTAAACTCTGTATATTAATATCCTTGTCGGTGGTAACACAGTATGTAGTATAAACATCAGGACCATCCAATCCTAACTGTGGATTTTTAACATCTGTTCCGTAGTCAGGTCCCCGTTTCCAATAAGTTCTTCCTTCCCAATTTGCTTCTCTAGTCATTTTTATACCACACAATCAATAACTTGTTTTATTTCACCCTGGAATGAAGTTCTAAATCCAAATACTGGTTTTAATTTTGCTCCAGAACCAGTTTTACTTACCACTCTAAGTATTGGTAAATCTGTAATGTCACTAATATTTATTGGAGTAATACTAACGATTGATCCATTATCAATCACAACATCATATTCATTTCCAAAGTTGTCGGTTACGGTATCTTCAGGTTGATAGTTGTACCCTGGATTTATAATTAAGACATTAGAAATCGTGATATTCTGTTGGTCCGTGAGTGTAGTATTGGTATCCCCAGTACTAGTATCACCATCAGTACCACCATCAGTACCAATAATATCACCAACTTGTGGTTGGTTTCCTAATGTATAACCTTCACCATCAGAATTCATTACAATTGCCACAACCTGCCCGTTCTCGATGATAGATTGAGCCACGGCACCATATCCTTTTCCACAATTATCAGTAATTGATACGAATGGTGGATAGTTATAACCAGAACCGCCGGATGTAAGAATTGCTCCAATAATACTTCCGGTATCTCCACTAATTGACCCAAAGATTGGAAGTGCCGATGCCCCAATACCACCGCCACCAAAAATATTAATCGATGGAGGATTACATACTGTTGGTATTCCACCAAAACAATTACTCAATCCACTACCAATAAAGTTCGGGTCACTAATTGCGGGATTTAAGAAATCGAGAGGTCCTATGATACTTTCAAGGGGTGATAATGGATTTTCGGTCACCGTATCTACAATTGATTTAGCATTATTTGCAAGATCCAAAATAGCATTTATATCAAACGATGAGGATTGAATTGGTCCATAACCAATCATCCATTTCTCAACACCAAGATCCGGTTCTTCTTCTCCACAATTGAGTGACGTTGGAATACCAAGAAGACCTCCGGCAAGTTCTCTTATAGAATCTTCAAGATTAAAATTACTAAAACTTAAGATAAAAGAAAGTGCTCCAAGAACAGCGGACATTCCTGCTATGATTAAATCAATAATTCCGTTGAGTAATCCTCCAAGAAATTGGTCGATGACGCAAGACACAACATTCGCAACATTCTTCAACAAGGCACAGACCATATCACTTATAAGTCCCCCAAGACTTTCTATAATGCTCGCAATTAAACAGGGAATTAGTTTTTGTAATTGTTTTATGGGTTCAATTGTTGCCTTCTGCGCTTCTACTCCCGCTAAATGTGACGTAGATTCACCTTGCGATTGTGCCGCCGCTTTTGCTGCGTCATATACTTGTGCCACACCTTGTTGTAAAGCTGGTTCTAATTTCTCATAAGTACCATTCACAACTCCCGAAACTATTTCCGTGCTAATCCCCTGTATTTTTTGAGAGATCTGTTCGCATAATTCTTCGACTCTAGCATCAATCCATTCTTGTGCCAGATTTGGAAATGATTTTAGGTCCTGTAGATACTTAATCGCATTTTCCAGTTCTGTGGAAATTTTTTCCATCTTGGAACCGGGTTTTGTTGTCGCAAATTGGATTATATCTCCATCTCCACCAAACTGAGGAAGTGCGCCAATACTATTTGCAATTTGTGGTGGTAGAGGACTAGGAGTTGTTTGTGCCGTTCTTGTCTGTTCGTTTGTTTGACCTGCTTCTACTCTAGATCCATCATTTTGGATTCGTGTTGTGAATCCTGTAAAAGGAACGAATGGAAATTTATATTCTTCATCTGTGTATTGACTTGTTCTTCCAAAACACCCTGCGATCACGGGGATTTGAGCGTTATCTCCGTCCAGAAAAAATCCAAATACAACATCACTCGGTCTTACTGTATGACTTGTTGCATATTGAGATGCGCCAGATCCAGCAGATGTGGATAAAAGAATTTGAGCCCAGGGAAGATCTTCATTTGGTAATTCATTTACGTCTTCTGGGTGGTATCCTAGAATACGAACCTTAACTCTATTTCCCCATCCATCTTTATTGAGTTGCTTCTGAACTTCTTCTGGCGCAACCTGCCCTATCCACCAACGGAATCCGTCTCTACCAATAAAATGACTTTGAAGTAGTGATTGATCTAACATTTATTTTTTAATTCCAAAAGTGTCTCTTATTAATTTTAATGATGTATATGAGTTATTAGCATCAAAATGATGACAAAGTTCTTTAATCATATATAGACCACTTGTTTCAGTATCATATTCCGTAGCAGAACCTCTTGTGATTCTAGGGAACAAACATTCAATCTTATCACCTGCCCTTAAATTTGTATTAGATGGAATCATCACATTTAATGATTGGGTGAATAAAAAATTATATCTCATTAATGCCTGAGATTGGTGCTCCATAGGGTCAGCATTTGCTGCTGTTGAAACTCCAACTTCTACAGTACCAATATCCAATATTCCGGTAATAATTCTGGATGGAATATCTCCAAGATTTACTGAAGAATTATCATTAATATTTGGCAATTTAAGTTCTTCTTGTCCTAGATTTATCGTTTTATTTTTATACTGCGATAGTTTAAAATCTGTTTTTCCAGGAGACGTAATTGTTCCATAAAGAGGATTAAAGAATACTCTATGACAGGCATAAGAACCTAGTCTTAATTTTTCAATTAAATTTTGATTTCTTTCTGTGTTATAATTGAGAATTTTAAAATTATTTTGATCGGCAGATCTTTCACCATCAACACCATAAGATACAGTTGCTTCACTATAAGTAATTGTTGTTTTTTTGGGTTGTGAACTTAGAAAATCAATCGATCTAAATTGAAATCCATCTACAGTTTGGTAAAAGAAAAATCCAGCAGTTCCTTGCCCCGAAACTGAACTTGTTTTATCATCAGAAGAGGAAGGAACACTTTTTGCCGCCAACCAAGTTAATACTGTAAAGGGTTTTCTCATATTTCCAATAAAATTATAACGATTTGATGTTTTATCAATTGTACCAATTTTATTTGCCTTTAGAACGTCATTTAGAATTTTAGATACCGATTCATTTATGGGTAATGAATATTTTTTTGCCACTCTTGTAGTTTCATTTGTAATCGCCTCCCTTGATACTAAGTGTAATGTAAAACTTTCCGTATTATTTTCAGAAATTATATCAGAAATACTGGATACATAAAGATAAGTTTTTGAATCTGTAGAAAAATCTAATCCAGGATTCGTTGAAGAATTACCGGCAATTTTTATAGAAACTCTTTCTCCACCTCTTAGAGGAAGTCCGTTGTAAATGGATTGTTTTTGTGTGTCTTTACTATTTGGTGCTACGACAGTATTTCCGGTATTTACAACTCTTATTTTAGCGGTAATAGTTGGTGAAAAAATATCTTCATAATAATCAATCATCACAGATCCCAGAGCGATATCAACTCTTCGGGACCTATCATTAGATTCTATAACTATTTCTTGAAATACAGATTGCTTTATTGACATTTATAGGTAAGTTAAATCTAATAAGAGTTTGTTTTTCATAAAGGTATTTAACATAGAATATTCAGAACTCATTTGTATATAACTTCCACCACCCCCACCAGAGGATATCATTTGCTGCCCGGTTGATGAACGATCATCAATAACAACTATTTTCCTACCTTGTCTTTCTTGAACTATTCCTTGTAAAAGATTCATAGTATAATCATTATTTTGCATTTCAATTGACTGTTCTTGATTAGGAATAGAAGGTTGTTGAGTACTGGGAACTAAAGGAGTAGAAGGTTTTGGAGGATTTGGTGATGGTGCAGTTGGTGTATTAGCAGCTGAGAATTTTCCATTATTTGGATTTTTACTGAGTAATAATAAACGAACATATTGATCTAAAATAGCGGCATAATTTGTAGGATTATCATTATAAGATCCTCCACCTCGACTAGCACCTTTCTTTGTATCATATTCTAGGTGAATGTGTGGGCCAGTAGAAGTTCCCCCGGTCATTCCAACTCTAGCAAAAGAAGTTCCTGCTTTAATTTTACCAGATCGAATTAAAAAAGAACTCAAGTGAGCCAATCTTAGTTGAACTCCCAATTCAGAAACCCAAACATCCATAACATTTCCATAAGCACCAACATTACCGGCAAATACAACTTCGCAATCTACTCTTAATGCAATATAAGTTCCTTGGGGAGCACCAATATCAATTCCTTTATGAACTCCGTGTTCTCTAGGATCTCCAACAAGACTTGTAATTATAATACTATCTACACCCTTGCCAAGAGATTTTGTAAAGACATCTCCTGTTCCTAGGCGTCGTTGTCCTGATGGTGATTGTACTGGCGGTCTAGAAGGTGCTGTTGTATTGGGTGACTGATTTTGCTTAAAGGAAGAAGGAACAGGTGCCGGTTGACCTTTGTATTGTGTTCCAGAGGTTCTAGACCCCGAACCAACAAAAGTCCCAAATTTATTATCATCAGGATTTCTTTGTACTATACCTGTCGTAGATGGGCCAGCCGGAGTACTGGGAATAATATTCTTCCCCACAAAGTCAGTTCTGTTTTCAATAAATTCAGCTGCTTTTTTTTGTAAAGAAGGATTCATTATATTTCGAGCAACATTTTGTATTTCAGAAACTTTTAATCCGGTTGCTTTTGCCGCAGACTCGGCATCTTTAATCTGAAACCACTCGGGATTTGTATCTCTAGATGGATTTGGTTTTGGATATCTGCGAGTTGGTTCATATTGTGTGCGATACAATATTATATTTCTAATACTTGTTCCTCCCGGAAACTTACCAGATCTCGCACGATTATAAATTGATTGAGCTACATCTGCCTGCCCCTGAGCATCACCATCTTCTCTAGATGCAACTGCTACTAAGGTCCAAAAATCAGAGTTCTTGCCGTCTATAGGAGATTGCTGTGAAGGTTGCTGTGGTGGATCAGTATATGCATCAGGTTCTTGAGTAATTTCACCGATTGGAGGAACATCCTTAAATGGCGCAAATAAAACATCAAGAGCAGATGATAGTCCATCTCCCAAATCATCAAGAGATTTTGTTAATTCGCCAATAGAACTTTCCATCAATCCAGAATTGTCACTAAAATCAAATGCAGAAAGATTTTTTAAAGCTGAATCAAAAATGCCTGTTATACTTTTCATCACATTAAATGTTTCGTCACCATAATTTTTTAAAATAGATCCAACAGTTCCAAGTCTTCCAACAAATTGCCCTCCTAGACTAATCCAGGTCGGAAGATTTCCCAATATCCATCCAGCAGTAAGATACTTAACAAATCCAAATAATCTATCTGTAATGTTTAAACCTCCATCAGATAAGGATAAAGATCTAGCACCACCAGATTTAGTAAGAAAAGCAGGATTAGTAATTACATTTTTTTGGATTTCTCTTCTGTCAAAATCACGGCGTCTATTCTTAAAAATTTTAACACTAGATAATAAATTTTTCTTTTTGGATATTCCTACGGTTAATGTATTTTGAATTGATTTTGTTGTCTTTGTAGTTTGTGAGGTAGTCGATCTTAACAAAGAAATTGGTGATGATATTGCCATTTTAGAACACTACATTATAATTAACCTGAGAATATAATGTATAAAAATTATCAGGATTTCCAGAAGGAATGAGAGGAACATCCGTAATTGTTTGTGAATCACTTGCGATCACAGATGATGGTTGCTCCTTATTATTCCCAAGTACTACTACATCTGCTGGTGGTTCTGGCAAATTTCCAAGATTCGGTTTTGGTGGTGATTGTGGGTTAAATGGAAGTACTTCAAGACTAACTGGTCCAGATGGAGATTGTATTGGAATTGGATTTGGTTCCGGCAATTTCATTACGCTCCAAGAATGTCCTTTAGATTCTACCCATCGTTTTGCTTGATGTTGTTCTACCGGACTCATATTTTTCCAAGCAGATTCAATTCTGCCTCTTGCAAAAGATTTATCTCTATTGTCAAAAGCCATTTGGAATTTATTCACCATTTCAGGAGTTGGTGGAGGAATTGCCGGTGATTGTGGTTCTGCTGCCGGTGATGGTTTTGGAGCAGCAGAAGGAATCATAGGACTTTGTGGTTGGACTGATGGTTGCGGCGTTCCTTCCTCTACAGTACCTTTTACTTCTGGTGCCGGATTATTTAAAAAACCAAGATCTAATCCAGATCCAGACAAAAAATCTGACCCGGATTTCATAAGTCCAGAAAATCCAGAACTTACCGATTCGACAATTCCAGAAGGATTAAAATTAGAAAGATCTAATTCATTTCCGGTCGCTTTCATTCCACCAAGAATATAAGCTGGTAATGGAATAGGAGCAAAGGTTGCTGCAGCATTTACAGCACCCGTAGCGTAATCTCCTTCTTGAATATTTGTAAAAGCATCCGTTGCGGTGGAAATTCTAGCACCAATACCAAGTGCTTTAGTTAAAAACGATAATATACCAGATGCACCAGCGCCAACAGCAGCAACAGGAGCGGCAATTCTAAGTCCTGATAATAATGAGGTGACTAAACCTGCGATTGCCTTAAATGGAGATGCAGCAAGTGCTGATAAAGATTTAATAACTTTTCCAGTAATTCCTCCAATTCCTGATAGTACAGAGGTAAAACCTTTACTTAATGTTCCTAATGTGGAAGTAATAAATCCAAAAGATCCTTTTAGAAGATTTCCAATTCCAGTAAGTGCTCCAATTCCAAGTTTAGCACTTAATTTAAATCCTTGTAGGATTTTATTGCCAAAAAATCCAAATAATGCTCCAAGAGCAGTAGTTATTTTGCTAAAAATTGAATTTAGATTTTTTTCGGTGGAACTTAATGGCGATTGAAGAGAAGCAGAAACTTTTTGTTCTAGTTGATTTTCTGCTCCTTGTCTAATTTTTGATTCTAAAAGTTTTTTTTCTTCATCTCTTTCTTCTAAAAGATACCTTTGATCTAGTGATCTATCAGATTCTAGTATCTTTCCAATACCTTGAAGATTAACATTTGTTGTAAAAATTTCCGAACGAATGGTATTGAGTTGATCCTGAAGACCAACCAAAGAAGTTGATGGTACGGAATTTTCTTTATCCATTAGATTGGTTCTTCATATTTTCTTCTTCAATATACTGATGAAGTAAATTTATATAAATTTCTCTCTCCCAAGGAATCATATTTTCCAACTCTTCTAAAGAGTATTTATGATGTTGAATTAGAGAAAAATTAGTTTTATAATATGACGCAAGATCCTCATGCGCCAATCCTAGGCGAAAAAACTTGTTAGCCCTTCTAATGTAATATCACTTTCCACACCAGTATTGGGATTTTTGATTGAAATTGTATGAGAAAGTTTAGGCATCGTATTAAAGAATTTTTCAATCTCTTTAAATTGTTGAGAAGTCAATTGCTCTAAAAATTCTTCTAGTTCTTTTTTGGTAGAATCTGATGCAGGCCAAGACTCTTCTTCTGAGTAAATTTGATCTATACAAGATACAATCATCTCAAAAGTATCATCTACACCCATTCCCCCATCATTTGAGAAATTATTTTTAATAAACTCCTTCATAGAAGGATACTTCATTCTTAATTTCAAAGTATCATCAAGTTTAATATCTCTAGAATGTTCGGGTTTTACCACAACCGAAATATCATCAAGATTTATTGTTACCGGAACCTGAGTTATTCCATCGTCAGGGCAAGTTAAAAGAACATCAACGTCTTCTCCGACAGATTTCCCCCGAACGTTTAAGAAAATATATTCAATATCAAAAATTGATAATTGATCTACTTTAATACCTCTGGTAATAATACAATTTCCAATTACGGTCTTAAGTGCTTCGGCAATTTGCTTTGGATCTTCACTTTCCATAGCAATAATTAAAATCTTTTCTTCTTTTACGAGAAAAGGTCTATATTTAATTTCTTTCTTAATAGATGGTATTTCTAAACTATATGTCGGCGTTACAATCTTTGGTAAAGGCATTTTTTTTAATTCAAATCATATTAAGTATATTTAGTTAATAATTGGATCACCATAAGAATTGAAAAATCTTCTATTTACTTCTGCAGTAGTTTTTGTATCAATACTTCGATCATAAAAAACAACACCACTAGTTCCTCTAACTGGGACTAAAGTTCCAGTAGAATTACTCTTGACAGTACTTTCCTGATTATTATCATTACCAATAAATCTATTCAAACTTAATGCTCTACCAGCAATATAACGATCATATTTAAAAGTTGCCGAAATCTTTAACACATCTGATTGATTATAAGCAACTGCCGGAGGACTTATACTCACAGGCCAAAGTCCAACAAAAGTGTATTCTATTTGATTAAAGTATTCATAATTTCTGTCAAACTTAATAATTTTAGTAAAACTTGTCTTGTAAGTTTCCGGATACTGCATTCTTACGAAATAATTTGATTCTCCTTGATGTACGGGACCTGCGAATTGATTTCCTATGGGATTATGAGACCCACTCGAAATAAACTCCATCCAAGACTCTAAAAATTTTATCATTAAGTAGTTCGAATCAACATAAAAATCAAGAGTTATTTCTCCATATGTTCTGGCAACGGCAAAGTTTTCAGAAACTCCGGTAAAATTTCCATCAACAGTTTTGGTAGTAAGATTAGACGCAGGTAATGATGCGTTATAGCACAAAAGACCAGCAGATTCACCAATAAAAAATGGAGAAACTCCTCTTTTTATAAGGTAACTTTGTAGATCTGATGGAAGACCGCCAAATATTAACTGATAATGAGAAGTTTGTGCTAAATTGGTAAATAGTGGTTTAAAGTCGGATATTCTGCGGATACTAGGCACTCTAAATACCTTTTATGAGTCTTAATAGTATAAGTATTTAGATGTCTTATAAGGGAAAGTTTAAACCATCATTTCCGGAAAAGTATGTTGGAGACCCGACAAATATTATCTACCGGTCTCTGTGGGAATTGAAGTTTCTCAAATACTGTGATACGAATGAAAACATTTTAGAATATGCCTCCGAAGAACTTGCCATTCCCTATCGTTCCCCGATAGATGGTAAAGTTCATAGATATTTTCCTGATGCTTATATAAAAGTCAAGGAACCAGATGGAAGCATTAAAAAATATTTGATTGAGATTAAACCTTATAAGCAAACGATGCCGCCACCAAAACCAAAAAGGCAGACCAAAGGATATATCTATGAAGCATATGAGTACGCCAAGAACCAATCAAAATGGGAAGCAGCAAGAGAATATTGTAAGGACAAAGGATGGACCTTTAGAGTAATTACAGAAAAAGAACTTTATGGGAAATAGGCGAATCAATAAAACAAGTAAAATTAGAATAAATAACTAAAAAAGATAAATGGCAATCTCTGCTGGTTTTATTTATAGATATCCACTTACAAAACTCACAACATCTGATGATTATTTAAAAATTACTTTTCTTCAGTATGTGGCACCGGGACTTGGTTATAGTCCAGGCACACTTTCCTTAAGATCTTCTGATGATGTATATGGTAATGTAGGAGACCCGAATGATAGACCACAGCAAAAGGGGACTGTTATACTGCCAATTCCCGATAATATACAAGATAGTAATAGTGTGACATGGGGTGAAGGTTCGATGGGACCTTTACAAGCAGCAGTTGCCGCTGCCGGAGAAGGGTTACTTTCATCTAGAAATTTTGAAGAGATTAAATCTAAAGTTGGAGCAGGATTCCAAAAATTTTTAGGAGCCGCCTCTTCTGGAACAACACAAAGAATGACACAGGGAGCAATCACAGGTTTGATGGCAAATATACTTTCCGGAAAAAATACGGAAACATCACTATTTACTTCAAGGTTTGCTGGAGCAGTATTTAACTCAAATATTGAATTACTTTTTAGTGGGATTACTTTGAGACAACCATTTACTTTTGCCTATGATATTGTTCCTCGTTCTGAAAGAGAAGCAACGGAGGTTAAGAATATAATTAGAAAATTTAAAATACACAGCGCCGCAAAAAAAGGTACAGTAGCGGAGGGTGCCGCTGGATTGTTTCTTAAGGCACCCGAAGTTTTTAGAATAGAATATATGAGTGGAGGAAGCCCACATCCATATCTAAATAGATTTAAGATGTGCGCTCTTATGAATATAACGGTAAATTATACTGGGTCAGGAACTTATGCGACTTATTCAGATGCCACGCCGGTTCATATGACTATGGCATTAACATTTCGAGAACTGACTCCAATTTACGCAGAAGATTACGAAACAGGTACAGGAAGTCAAGGAACAGGATTCTAAAAAAATGTCATATTTCAGAGAATTACCAAACCTAGAATACCAATCATTCCTATCAAGTAGTAGGGGATCTGATGAATACTTATTGGTAAAAAATGTATTTCGTCGTGTAAAACTTCGTGATGATTTACAGAATGTTTTCACCATATTCAATAAGTATGAAATTGAAGAAGGAGCAAGACCTGATACAGTCGCAGAAGAACTTTATGGAAGTTCTCAATATGATTGGGTTGTATTGATTGGTGCTGGTATTATAAATGTCAGGGATGAATGGCCTCTTTCTAATAAGGACTTATACACATATGCGGAACAAGTTTATGGAAATGATCTAAATGCCATACATCATTATGAAACCACAGAGGTCAAAGATTCTAATGGAAGATTGATACTTCCAGCGGGTAAGGTCGTAGATTATAACTTTACGATTCCAAAACCAAATGATTACTTGGCGACATTAAATCCTGTCACAGGAATCAGTAATTATGTGTATGAAACCAGAAAAAATAATAAAAAAAGAAATATCTATGTTCTTAGACCTTCATATCTTCAGCAAGTAATTAACGATACAAGAAAAGCGATGACTTATGATAAATCATCGCAGTATGTAAATGATAAGTTAATTCGCACCGAGAATACAAGAGTCACGATGCCTTGAATTAAGATAACAACATATTTCCGTATTTTTTAATATAATTCCGTGATTTATTATTTTTTTCCATAGCATCTTTTATGGATTCGTATATTATCCCACCATAACATACTTTTATTGATCTTGGATTTTTTTGCACTCCCATTAATCCTTTATTCCAAGGAACTCTTCCTTTAGTTGCTTCGCTTATTTTTCTTTTAGTTTCTTCGCTAAACTTTTTTTTCAGTTTTCCTCTTGCCTTTAAACCTTTTTCTATGTCTGATTGTTTCCTTTTTTCAGTCATAGTTTTTGGAGTTCCTTTATTTGCATCTGCAATTTTTCTTTTATGTTCTTCAGTTAATTTTTTTCCTTTTGTCGTTTTGCTTATTTTTTTCTTTGTTTCTTCTGACACCTTCCTGCCCTTACAAGCAATACTTAATTTTTGCCTATGTTCCAAACTCATCTTTTTTCCTTTGTTGGAAGAAGGTTTTCCCTTCCTACTTTCACTCATTTTTCTTATAGTTTCTGGATCTCTAGGGATTCCTTTGTTCCAAGCAATTCTTCCTTTTTGACTAAACCCAGTAGAAGTTTGATATGACCTATTGGCAAAGTGTGGATTCTCAACTACCTTATAGTAATTTTGTAAGATAATCTCATCTGTGTATGCTTCTTCTCTTGTAACATAATCATCCTTTAAGATTATCTTTTGAGTTGGTTTAAATGTTTTATCTGCATAAGAACCAAAATATCTTATGTCTTCTTCTGGTAAGCATTTACAAGTTCTACTACCAAAATATCCCCTATCCCATTCTTCATAGGAGTAATAGACATAATGATACTCTTTGAGTTCCATAACCGCTCTTTGACTGACTGCATTATTATTTATAATGAAAAAGAGAGGATTTCTCCTCTCCTACCTTATAGATTGCAGTCAGTTAAGGCGTAGTTATTTAGTTATATCAATTTGAAGCTAACTTTTCGAAATATGACAATTCATCAAAATCCTCATCATCAGACGCAACAGAGCGAGATGATTTCAGACTATTGAGTTCTCCACGAAGATCCTCGGTTAGTGATGGTGCCGAACCACGATAGTCATCCTCATCATTAACTTCTTCATCAGTACGACGAGAACCTTTAGTTCCAAGAACAGAATCAAGACGAGTCTTCAGTTCTTCATAAGACTTAAACTGACTTGGGGCAACAAGTTCAGCAAGAGAGTTCTGCTTCTTCCATAGTGCCTCCAGAGCATCATCATCATCCAGAAGAGGTCCGGGAACGGCAAACTCACTCGAATCATAATTACGATATCCGGCAACATTCTTTGCCTTCAGTTTAAAGTTAGCACCCTTCCAGAAATCAAATGGGTCAATTGATTCCTCATCCTCAAACTCAGGTTGCATCGCTGCAGTAAGTTTGTCAAAGATTTTTTTACCGAATTTATACAGAAAAACACCACCTTCGTTTTCTGGATTAGCGGGGTCTTTTACGACATAAATGTTAGAAATATAAGTCAGTTTGCGTTTCTGTTTGCGAGCAATTTCTTTATTGGAATCTATACCAGAGTTCCAGAGACCTGAATTATATTCCGAAACTGGATCTTTTTCTCCAATAGTAGTCCTACTATTTTCAATATACCAACCTCCGGTTCCCTGAAATGCGTGACTATAAAGTTTTACAAATGGCAGGTCTTCTCCATCAGGAGCAGGAAGAAAGCGAATTACCGCATAACCATTATTTGCTTTGTCGCATTCGAGTTTCCAGAAACGCTCATCCCCCGAACTACTACTATTATTCATTTTTTGAACTTCTTTAACTAGTTTTTCAGTTAAAGAACCTAGTTTGGATTGTTTTTTAAGATTTGCAAATGACATTTGGATTTTTTGGATAAATTGGATTTGTTTTTATGACAACTTTATTATAGAAGATTTATAAAGGGATGTCAAGCCCTCGTCCAACCTTTATGATGATTTCTTTTACCACAAATTACATGATGCATAGCTGAATCGGTCAGATTATTTTGTTCGCAAAAATATTTGAGATTATTTGTGGTATGTATTTTTCCTTCCGGATCTTTCATTACCCAAGTTTTATTATCTCTTGCTACTTTTCTTTCTCTTATTTGCTCCCTCTGCTCTTCTGTAAGTTTTTTACCAAGCATTCCTTTTGGGGATATTCTTCCCATATGTGATTTACTCATTTTTCTTTTGGTTTCTTCAGATGCTTTTCTATTTTTAGCAGAATCTGATATTTTCTTTCTAACTTCTGGTCTTTTTGCTGGGTTATTTTCACCAATCATATTTTCACTTGGAGTAATATAATAAAACTTTTTAGAAGTTTGCCTTGCTTTGTTGGCAAAATGAGGATTTTTATCTACTTCATAAAAGTCGTGAAGAACACATTCTGCCTCAAGTGCATCTTCTACGCTATCAAAAGTTTCTAAAATGATTTTTTGAGTTGGTTTAAAAGTTTTGTCTCTAAAACTTCCAAAATAATTTATATCTTCTTCTGGAAGACATTTACATTCTCTTTTTCCAATATATCCATTACCAAACTCTTCATAAGAGTAATAGACATAAAAATACTTTTTCATTCTTCTCTAATCGGGTGACATAAGTATTTATACAAGAAAGGAGCACCGAAGCACTCCAATCTAACCTGAAAAGTGTCACCCGATCAGGCATTTGTATTTATTACCAATCAGTCAAGATAATTTTTAAGGGATTCGATAGTTTGTTTCATATTACCAAAGAGAATACTCATATCAGTATCTTGGGCGAATCCCATAATGACAACTGACTTCTTTAGATTTTCTCTGATTTCAATTGCTTCCGGATCATCAGATAATGATATTCTCGTATACATAATCTGCTGTTTTTCAAGAAGTTCCGTCATTTTATTAATATGTTCTATTTTTTCTTCACGAGGACCCATAGTAAATGAAAACAGACTCTCATAAAGAGTTTCTGAAAGTTCATTAATTTCTTTTAGTTCTTTCTGAACCAGTTCAGAATTAAAAAAATTACTCATTAATAATGTCTCGCAATAGTTTTTTATAATAGAATATATCAATATGTATAAAAGGTTTATATTTTTTAATTTTAAGAGATGTCATTTCCCATATAGGGTCTATAAGTTTTTTATCATACTCTTTAGAAAATGAAAATATTGTATCATATATTACCATATTCTCAATTGATATATCATTTCTTAAGAATGTCTTTAGAATAATTGGATGACCCTTCGAGCAGTCGAAGACACTTTTTAATTCTTTCCCCGAGAATAATGCCGTTGATTGTTCTTTGAATAAGTAGGTTAAACTCTGTTGTCTTTTCATCCATTCTGCGTATGTTCTTTCGCCAGAATTGATAATGTGTCCGATCCATATGCTCTGGGGATTGTCTGCCGCTATAAAGTTTGATACTAAAAAATCTACAATTTCTTTGTCATTATATTTTCTTGATGTTTTCTCGAAAAAATAACGATCTTTTCTACGAAGAAAAGAACTTTCTGATGCCCTAACCTTTTTATTATACAAGAAGTAATCGTAATTTACATTACTAAAATGTGATTTTTGGGAAAGGTATTCAACATAAACTTGATAGGGTGTCACCTTCAAAGTGCTACATTATAACTCTATGTATTATAGCAGGAACTCTGGTTCTAGTCAAGACTCCGGATCCAGAGGAGCATTCTCAAGGTTTTTCATTATGTCACGCTGTCTTTGATATTCTATTAATTTTTCTCTATTTTTTTGATAATACTGTCTATGATATTCTCTTAATTTTTCTTTATTTTTTATTCGATATTGTTTTTGAATTTCTTTTATTGTTTCTTTATTTTTTTCTCTATACTTTTTATTACATTCCTTTTTTGTTTTACTATTCCTCCCCTTTTCATTTAGTTTTTCTCTATTATTATCCGCATATTTTTTCTTATTTTTTTATTACTCTTTCTTTATTTCTTTCCACCCATTTTCTTTGTGTTTCTTTTCCTTTTTCGGACTGTTGATATTTTTTTAACGCTTCAATTCTTAATTTTTCTTTTTCTTCTTGAGTTCTTATTAAACTTGATCTATTTCTTCCACCAATACTTCTGTTAATAAGAATACCACCCTCACTTTTTCTTTTATATACGGATATTAACCACTCTTCAAATAAATAACTTTCTTCTTCATTATCAAAATATTTAACTATTACTATTCTATCCTTTGGCGGAGGAGAAATCCATCTTTTTCCCCAAGTATGTTTTACATATGCTCTATATTCTTTACCCTTACCAACATAATAAGGAGTTCTATTCTCTCTTACCCAGAGATAAACGTAATACATTTCTACTCTTAACTTAGGTGACATAAGTATTTATACAAGAAAAGGGCAACAATTGCCCTCTTCTACCTGAAAAGTGTCACCTAAGTCAGGCACCATTATTTAGTTGACATCAGATAGGCAATTTGGCTTTCGAAGTTTTCTTCATAAAATTAAGATTCATCGCATCATACTTTAATCTATCTTTTAATGGTTTCGAGATCAGTTTAGTTACTGATTCAATTTCAATATTATTTTGTTCGCAAAACATAATAATAGCGTCGATATAATTACATTTTTCCTCAACAACTATATTCTCAATTTCGAGTGAAAACTTGGATGGAGAAAGAAACTTATCATTAATTTCCTTTTCTAATTGCTCGTTATATTTTTCTAAATCTGGGGGTTCTAATTTCATGTTTTCTATTTTAATCTCTAAAAGACTTTCCAAAATGTTTGGCATAATTTAATGTATTTTATATTTAGTATAACTTAAAATAATGTATTAGTCAACCCCCATGAGTTCAAGTTTATCATTCACAAACTTTTTGATATACTTAACCACCAACTTCATATATTTTTTTAGGTCACTTTCTTCATAGACAACGGACTCACCATCTTCACATGCCATAATAATCACAAGTTTCTTAATTGGAGTTCCCGTCATCTCATAATATGCCATACCATAAAACATCGCTTGGACGAAATAATTCTCAATCCACTCTCTTGGTTTTGGTTTTTTAGAAGTCTTAAAGTCAATTACAGCGAGTTCACCATCATATTCGGCAATACAATCGGTTGTTCCGGCAACTCCAAGTTGAAGACTATAAAGTGGTCCTTCGAGGCAGTGGATATTATTAATTTTATTCAGTTCCGCCTTCGCAATCTTAAAAAGAAAATCCGGCAAAGGCGGAACTGACGGCAGAGTTTTATTATAAAGGTAGTTTTCCACAAGAGAATGCATGTCCGTGCCACGAGAAGTAGCCGCTTTAGTGATCTTTTGCGCCTCATCCTCACCAACCCTTTTACGCCATTTGACAAATATTTCACGATTAAAATGACTAGTAACAGAAGTGATTGAAACTAATTTTAGAAGTTTATCTCCATCAGTAACATCATAGTAACGAACTCCATCGATTGTTTGTCTTTCGAGTTTTGGCAATTCAACATCAAGATGATTAAACATTATAATTCTCGTTTTTTATATTATATCACAGACCAAGTGATTTTTTCGCAATTACAAACTCTTTAACTAAATTTGATCTTACAATATCATCAATACCAAACTCAAGTTTTTCAAAAGAAGGCATCGCCTCAATTACACGAATAAAATCAATAATTCCGGTTTTTTCACTTGCTCTAGTTAAATCACTCTGTTCGATGTCTCCCGAAAACATAATTTTAGTATCCTCACCACATCTTGAAATTACAGAAAAGCTCTCGTGGGCTGAACAATTTTGTGCCTCATCTACAATAATGATTGAATTGTCTAAAGTAATTCCACGAATAAAAGAAGTACACCAGAATGAAATTGTATTCTGTGACTTTAGATTTCCATAAAGCATCTCAAAATCTACATCACTCGGCATCTGGAACATATATTTTACCATATTCTTATATGGTATTTCAAATAATGATTTCTTATCGTCCTCTCCGCCGGGCATAAATCCAATTTCTCTAGTTTGAACTAAAGAACGAACGATATAAATCTTTTCATAGGGAGTAGTTTCGTCGAGAACATCTTTAAGTGCCTTATAAAGAAGGCAAAAAGTTTTACCAGAACCAGGAACACCGTGAGCGAAAATATTTTTTCCCTCATCATAATACTTGAATAGAAGTTTTTGATTTTCTGTAAGAGGGTCAATATCAACCAGATAATCCAAACTAATCGGTTTTTTACGCTTCGCTTGTTTTGCTGTAAGACCAACACCGATTGGTTGATCTGATTTTCTTCTTCTTGCCATAAGTGGTTAGAGTTTTTTTACAGTTGATCCTGGCATTTTTTGTGCCCGGCCGAGTACTTCATTCCACGAAGGGTGCTTGGCGGTTAATTTGTCCCGCCAATCCCCCGCTTCTCCAACATTCATTTGTGTTGGAATAAGAGGTCTAATATAAGGATTTTCTTTGAGATATGGTTCTTTTTCTGCCATATACATCCATTTCTCGAAGATTTCTCCTGTTTCTGTATTCTCAAATCTATAAGTCGGGCACATAAGGTATAATAATTTACAAAATATTTAGGGAGCGAGACGCGCTTTGTGTAATCTGCGATCTTCATAATAACCAAAGATTTCTGGAACCCATTCTCTCATTACTGACACCATTCCTTCACTTAATGCTTGGATTTCTACTTGAGCGTCTAACTTTGCTCTTAAGTCCAGAAAGTGTAGGGCAGAGCGAAGAGAGAATGTAACCACAAAGTTCTGGCGAATATTTTGAGGAAGATAGTCTCTCAAATGTTCTTCTGCCATACCCCGAGTATTATAACCCTCCGCAAACCTCTCAGATGCCGCCAGACAGAACTTTAACTGCCTTTCGTAGTCATTCTTCGTCCATTCATACTTGTGCCCTTTACGGTCAAGGTAGAGACCTTCTGGACGCACATAGAAAACCTCTTCGGGTTTAAGTTCTCCGGTCGCAACCTTCAGTACGCGACGACCAGTATATCTTTGCGATTGTACGTCAAAAGAAACTCCAATACGATGAGTTCTTGCCTGAACCATTACATTATGAACGAACCCAACACAATCCAAAGTAATGGAAGGATGTTCTAGTGGTCCCCAGTGCCCTCTTTCGTTAGCAAGTAGGTGCTCTACCGCCCACTCACCACATTCCTTCTCATTTGGAGGAAACTTGGTGTGAATTGGTTCTTCACTATAATCATTTTTACCCGCCTGCCATACAAGAGTTTGTGGAAGTTGTGTCTGCCGGATCATCACAACCTGCATACGATGATCCAGTTCTAATAAATCCTTTGCTTTAATCGGTTTCATTTTCCAAATCCTTTTGATGTTTTTGTCTCAAGAATTGCGAGTTCTTCCTTAATCACCCGCAATTGTGATTTCATTTGTTTCAGTTGTTCGTCACTATAAAGATGATCCTGTCTAATCAGTTTCTCTAAAAGTTTTACCAGTTGCCGTGCTCTCTTACTCATTCTCCAAAAACCTCATCATAATCTTCTTCTAATGGAACAATATCAGATATTTTATATGTCTCGTCGGTTAAAATCTCTACCTTAAGACTATCGAGAAGAAGTTCCATATTTCTCAAAATCAATTTAATTTTATCTCTATCCATTTAACGAGTTCATACTGTTCCTATTATACAAAAAAAGAGAGAATTAGTCAATTCTCTCTTAAAAAACCTTTTGGGGCAAAATTTTTGGGGAGATTTTTTCGCCCTTCTGGGAAATCACTTTCGCCTTTTTCTTTCGGCTGGTTTATAACCCCACGATCTTGGATTTATTTTTCCACATCCAAAATCAATTTTTTTAATCACTCCGACACCAAACTTATCATAATACATATCAAAGATACTTACTCTCTTTCCTCTACATAAGTCCAGATGCTTTTTGCCATCAATTTCATAAAATACAATATAGGCATCACTTGGATAATTGGGAGACCTCACATCATCAACCGAACCATCAGAAACTAATACCTCACAACTATATTGTGGTGGAAGTGACTTTTTTTCTTCAGGGGACCAGTTCATTAGTGTTTCCGTATTTTTTGCTCTCTCAACTACATCACGAAGCCTACTCACGAACGACCTCCCCATTTAATATCGGGATATGCTTGTGAGACAATCTCTTTTGTTATCTTATATTTAGTTTCAAGTTTCTTATCTTTGACAAGAAAAAGGATTTCTGCCTCAAGAGGATGAAGACCTTCGAGAACATTAATAAACATCGTTTCTCTACGAAGAGAACTCAATCCATCATTTCCACCCTTGATGAAATTATAAAACTTTGTATATTCTTTACGAATAGATGATCTTCCCTGATCTTGAGATCCAAGTGATCGGGAATTAAGTTCTTCCATTTTACCAACGGCATCTTCAATTTTGCCGGATAGTGTTCCACTAAAAGAACCTTGTTCCCCAACACTTGAGTAAGGAACAATTCCATCGGGAAGAGCTGATTTAATACTCTCATCAAAGTTCCAAATTAGAATGGACTTTAATGATGGGTCCATATATCGCTGAAGAACCTCAACTTTCTTTAAGTTAGTTCTTTGTTTTGATACAAGAGTAAGAACTTCAAAGACAAATGGATTTGCCGGAAGACTATCAACCGCTGGTACGGATTGTGATACCTTTGGTTTTGTAACTGGTGTTTTTGCTTTTGTCGCGGTCATAGTTATTTTATTAAATAATAAGTTGAAAATATTTAGTGATTATTCTTCATCATCATCGTCGTCATCGTCGTCATCATTAAACAGACCTCCATATTCTTGTTGAAATCCTTCATAAAAATCTGGCGAAACACTTAAAGAAACCACTTCATCAGCGATCAAGTTTCCGTCTCTATCAAAGAGTTCTGGATGCTGTCTGGGTATCTCACGATAATTCATCATATATTCTCTAGAAACCCATCCAACCATTATTCCCACAACAAAAAACATTATGATAATGAACGAACCGAAAACTAAACTTGTAGCTAACATTTGTTTTCTCCGGTGAGGAAGTTATTCGATCTTACGAGTTTTGATCGATAATTCAAAGTAGATAGTTATTTCTTTCTTAAAGAGAAGAATTAACTTTTCGTAAATAATACCAAAAGGTTGTGATTTCTTTTGTTTTCCTCCGCTTAATATTAACTCAATACCACGATTTGGTGTGATATTGTTATTTAGGTTAGACATTAAACAATATGATTTTCCTGAAGAAACTTGACTGTTTGTGAAGCTCCTCCTAATTTTTTATCATTACAGATGACTTGAGGAAATGTGGAACCCTCACCAAACTCGGCATAAAACTCATCTTTGGTAAAGTGCTCTTCAAGATTATACACCACAAAGGCACTTCCTGTCAATTCCAGAACTTGTTTAATCTTGTAGCAGTGGGGGCAATTGTCTTTGGAATATATCGTAAAGTTCATATGATTTTCTTTGGTTGTAAGTATTTATTTTAATTAGTATAACTTAACTTCTTGATAGGATGAGTTACATATCTCGTTAATCTCTCTTTTAATCTTCGCTCTTTTATCATTTAACTTATAAACACTTCTTGCTAACTCTATAAACTCCTCATCAAATACTTGGTGACTTTCTTTTTGTCTTAATTGGTCTTCCACTTTCCATAAGGATTGATTGACTTCTCTTAACTCAATTACATAATTAAAGATAAATTGCGTGATTATACTTTGGATTTCATTCAGTTCTTTAAGTTCTTTTTTTACATATTCATTATCCGTGAATAGTGCCTTAATTTCAAGAATTGTAATCTTATCAATCAGTTCTCCTACCGATACTGGAATTGTGATTTTCATTGGTAGGAAAGTCCTTTGATTTCTTTTGGTTTCTGTACTACTTTTTCGTCTCCTATGTTTTTGAGTATATCCCGATAGGCAGTTTCTATTTCTTTCTGTGTAAAATCAATTCGTGGTTCATTCAATCTAGAGGACATATGTGCTTGGAAACCTGATATTCTCATGGCATCCGGATAAAACTTCACATCCCTCTCAATAATATGAAAACCATCATAAGTCACATTCACCCGATGAGTTCCGGCAATCACCACTGATGCCTTTTTATTCAGTGCCTTACAGATGTGCTGACCGCAACTATCGCAACCAACAAAGTAATCGGCAGCACCAATAATCGCAGACCACTCTCTTAAGTTTGGATCTGGGTCTGGTTTATAAGTTCTTATATCGTGAAACTCCTTTGCTCCCATAAAGATTAGATTATAATCCTTTGAGAGTTCTTTGATAAAGTAGTCTAACATCGGTTTTGGAATAGATCTTAAACTATCATCAAAAATACCAGATGAGTGAGGAGTTGCGGTAGAACCATAAGGTTGTAGCACAATCGTCTTTAATTTTTTATGTTTTGATTTTGCCTCCTCTATGATTTCAAATGCCTTTCTCTTTTCTGGAGTTGAGATATTCAGTTTCATTGAAGGAAGGTCTTGATGATCTGTTGAGTTATTGATACAGACATCAAATGCTTCTCTTAATGAAATCTCATTACGATAATACGCAGGAAGGCGATAAGGTTCTGGTGAGATTATATGATTTGCTTTCCAAAATAAATCAAATGAACCCTTTGAGTCTGGATTAAAAGTTCTTTCCTGAAGTTCTGTAAATCCCCAGGTGATAAAGTCCCATCCCGGAATTGTAATGTACCACTCTTCATCTGGATGATTATTATGATATTTGAGAAGTGCCGGAATTGCCGTGATTATTCTTCCAAGTCCACCATCTAATGTTATAATTGTAGTCATTTATAATTTAATGATATGAGTTGCTGTTGGTCTTGAATATAAGTCTCATTTATAACTTGTCTCCAGTCTATCACTGGGCTAATGTGATTTGCATCGCAGTGAGTACTCCAACCGGGCATTGGTGAAATAAGATACTTATGTTGTTTATGTAGTTCCCAGAACTTATCATAATCTTTTGAGTAATGAAATCCTTCTTCTTCCTTTACACCATCTACAGAATATTTTTGGTGTATCTCCAAGTCTTCTATAAGGGTCTCATATTTACACGCAAAGGTATTAGTCGTTGCTGGTACTGCTCTCCAATGAGAACTTGGTGTTGTAAATATTTCACATAAGTATCCTTTTGCAATAAAGAAATCAAAGTCATAAAGAGTGAGATAATGAGAGTTAATACTAAATCCTTCTAACATTATATCACACCATCCCGGACGATGCAAATAGTCATCTTCTAATAGATAGACAATTGTATCATCACTTAAGTTTTTAGATTGAATGATTTCTAATGTTTTTAGAAAACTATCAGTCTCACTTCCACATTTGATAATCTCTACATTCTTTTCTTTTGCGAGAAAGGTCTTATCAATACTACCATAAAACTCATCATAAACAATCGTATAGTTTACAAGGTCTAGGGTAAGTGTATTCTTAAAGTTCTCAAAGACTTTAATCTTATTAAACCATTGTGGTCTTGTGCGGTCTGGAAGTTCTTGAAGTTTTGAGTAATAACAATGTCTTAAAAATACTTCAATTGGTTTCTTCATTTTGATTTAAAAGTTCACTTCCCATTTGTGCGATTTCTTCCATACTCATTTCATAAATTTTATCACCGACTTTTTCATATACTTTTAAATATCCCAGAGGAACCACTTCTGTTGAGAAATAGTACTCAAGTTCTTCATAAAGTGGATTATCAGTATCTATTCTTATTTGTAGTGCTTTTAAAACTTTCTTTACATCTTCAAGTGTTTCAAGTCTTTCAGTACAAAGTTCATATCTTCTTACAGGTTTTTCAGTCATAAGTCACTCCAAATGATTTGAGTTTTGAGTATTTATCCCACCAGTCTAGATGGTTGATATGAGGGTCTCGTTGCTTCTCAAATTGAATATGAAGAGCAAGAGAAGGTACAGGATTTACACGAGTTACATAATGTTCCCAGATATTTGAGATGGTATTTCCTTCGTGAACCAGTTCTTTTATTGGATCTATTCCATTCCAGGGTGTATATTGGGATGCAAGTTTCTCAAAGATTTTCCAGTAGTCTTGGAAAACTTTAGGTGTCGTCATCATCGTAAAAGTAGTCCATATTCCTTCTTTCCAGTGTCTTGTTGGTGTTCTAAACAATCTTCCAGGTATTACAAAGGTATACTCATAATCCTCTCTATTATCAAAAGGATAAATGCAAAGTTCTTTTTCTAAATGATAATAAGACTTTAAGTACCCATAAGTAAATATCATTTCTTGTATTGCTTCTGTGCAGTGTAGATAATCATCTTCTACAGAATATACTAAATCAGCAGTAGAGTTTTTGCAATACTCAAACTGCTTAAGACCACTATGATGAAATCCGGAAACTTCAAGGTTTATAAGTTCATATGGGTGCTTTGAGTGTTTAAAGATTTTATGCACTTTAGAAATACAATCATTCGTGCAGTGGTCATTAAGAACAACAAAAGAAATCTCTGTATTTGCGACCACATTTGCAGAGTTAATCAAGGAAGATAAGCAACCATGTATCAAGTCTTTTTTAGGAACATCAATATACCTTGGTTTGTCTCCGTGAATATTTTTACCATCGTGTATTCTTAAGATAATTTCAAGTTTCATTCTTCAATCCAACTTCCTCTTGGCGCCCATTTACCTTCTACACCCATCACTGCTGTATATTTCACCAGTTTTTTATTTAAGTGCTGATAAAGTAGATGCTCTATGTCTGCTTGTTTTTTTGTTGTTGATGCATATATAATATCTTTCTTCATTTTATCATAGGTCTCTATCATATTCAAGAGTAATCTACCATCAAAACTCCAACACCGGGTCATATATTGAAACATACTAGACTTTACATCAAAATTATATAAGTTTTGACTGGTATAATGAGGTAATATTACAACCTTATTCTTTGCTTCTTGATGTTTATAATAATCAAACTTGGAATTTAATTTATATCTACCACTGATTTTGAATATTCTATCATAAGAACTTGTAATACTTTTTAGATAATTTCCAAACATCATTATCTCTAACATTGACTTAATAATAATATCTGGTTCAAGGTCTGTATTCTTCTTTAAGTATTCCTGAAGATAATATTGAATTTCTTCATTTGCTGTATAATCAATCACCTCACAATCAAATAAATCTCCATTTACACTCTTCTCACCACAATCTATGATTACCATAGAAGAACCAGTAGCATAAGTCTCAATAGACTTTAGAGTTTCTCTGGTTTGTTTTATGCGTTCTTCTGTGGAACATTTGCCATAAGAAGTATATATTGCTGATGTTATGATAAAGTGTGAAATCATTTATATTCTATAAACTTCTTATCTAACTTATCAATAATATCAGCATCAATTTTATGCCCTTCTTTCCAGAACTCCATATTCATTTCTGTATATTTCTTGACGATTTCTGGA